TGGTATGCAGTCTGAGCGTACGTTTGTTAAGCAGTTAGTGCAGAAGTACGTTAACGATGGTACTGCAGATAACTTGATGGGAGACAGCAATACTAACTCTTCTAAAATGCCGTTCTAATGCGTAAGGAGAAAGTAACACTATCCCCAGAACATAAGGAGTTCCAGAAGATGAAGCGCTTCATTGTCAAGCGTTTCCCTGGAGCTCGAACTGCCATAAATAGTGCTGGTAACTATTCGGTAGTTTATGGTGAGGATGCAGACTCAGTCGTACCGGCTGAGCTGCTTTATCCGCCAGCACGAACTGTACGTGAAGCTTGGAATCAAGCCAAGTCTGTAGCGTGGTTTGTGAACATGATTAGGAAGTCAAACAACGCATTTTCTGACGATAAGATATTCAAGAAGATGGCGAAGGAACGTGGTAATGAAGAATAAAAAAACGACTATGAAACGCATAAAAAAGTACTCAAAGAAAGCTCGCACAATGGCGATGATGGAGAGATTCACTAAGGAAGATTTGGCTTTTATTGAGCACGTAAAGGCTGAGTGTAAACGTACTGGAATCAAGTGCGACTTGCGTCCTGTTCGGTACGTAAAGATAAGCAATATACGATGCTCAGGGTACTTTGATTCGGAGGGTAAAGTGCTTGTTTGTTCGATGAATCGTTCTGATTCTTTGGGTATTCTAGCACACGAATACGCTCACTTAACTCAGTGGGATGAGGGTATTAAGTTGTGGGATGAGTCGGGTAATTCTATGGAGAAGATTGACAGTTGGCTTGGTGGGAAACGTGTACACAATATCAAGAGACACTTGGCTGTGTCACGTGATTTGGAGTTAGATAATGAACGTCGTACGGCGAAGTTAATCAAGAAGTGGAAGCTTAGTATCGACCTTAACGACTACGTTAAGAGAGCTAATGCGTATGTACATTTCTACAACTGGATGTACTTTACTCGTAAGTGGAGTTCACCTAACAATTCACCATACACGAACCCAGGTATTCAGTCATTGATGTCGACACGATTCAACATGAAGTACACTGAGATGACTCCGAGAGTTTACAATGCGTTTAAGGAAGCTAATATATGAGTATGACTACAAAGAAACGCCTTGCGAAGGCTGATAAGAGAATGATAGGTATTGTGAGAGAGCATTTGGATTACCATATGATTGGTGTTCGTAAATGGATGCCTTACAGAGGTCGTAGAAGTAGTCGTGATGTTGTATACGAAGCTTTCATCGATGTGGAACAAGTTAGCATTCCGATCCCAGTTGATCGTTATAGCTTTTATGTCTGCATGCATGAGATTGGTCACATTGTCAAGGGTGAACGATCGTATGGATACCAGCAAGAGTACGTTGCAGAGCAGTATGCTATTGCAAAGTGTATGAAGTATGGTTACTTGACAAAAGAGATTGAGGAGAGTGCAAAGAGGTATGTGTATGAGCATTTGGTACAAGACTTAGTGTTACGTAACTTACCAATGGAGAGAGTGAGTGATGTTGTTGTTACTTGGACTGGTCGTACTAAGGAACAGGCTCGTAGGAGAGCTTTACGTTTAGCTAAGATGCTATACAAACAATCTGATAGCGTGCCTGAGGCACTTCAGAGATTATCGGCCCAACGACTTAATGTCGATGTGTACAAAAGTATTTTACAAGTATCAATCAAACAATTAAAGAAATGAAAAAACCAACAAGAGATCCAATAGAAGTAATCGTAGCCCTTGCTGCTATCTGTGCTATAGGAGTTATAAGCTTATGGGCAGTAACGGCTATAGCAAGATTCATCACTTGGGTGATTTAGATATTTAGTGTGTGTTTTATATGTGTGTAAGGAGAGCCCCGTAAGGGGCTTTTCCTATTTGCAACCTATTTATATACATGATCACATTTCGTTCTATTTTTGAAGGACTCGTTCAAGAGCTTACACCTTACAAAGGCCACATGGGTGGTGTAGATAACTTTATTAACATAGGTGACATTGTCAATTGGGATGGTGTGGATGTTGATAAGTTTAAAGAATTTTTAGACGGTAGTGAGATTGCATATGAGTCTTCAGAATCTGATGCATATAGAATATACTCTTCTTTGAAAAATGGAGCGCCTGAAGCCTATTACTGGCTCTTGAAGCATAAGCCTGGTAAGCCAATTAAGGCTTTAGTTAAGAAGGAAGGTTATGTGCTGTATACCTATAGTAGCTATGCTGGCGCATACATTAAGCATGTACTTGTTGATGAAGCTAGTGGACAGATACTTGGAATGATATCTGCTGAGCTTTTAAATGTGAAGAGCTATAAACAATACTTTGGTGTCGCTCCGTGGGAGGTTCATTTGTCACAAATGATACCTTCTGTTCGAGGAGGTGGTGATGGAAAGATAATGTACCTAATGTTCTTGGAAGCTCGCAAGGCAATCTTATCTGATACTATTTTGTACGAAGGATCGTTTGCTATGTGGGACACCCAACTTAGAACCGCAGCCAAGTACTCAGGTGTTATTGTTGGAGACGTTCCTATTGTTAATAAGGATACAAGCATATACGATATGGCTATCCCAAGTAGTATTATGGAACGCTTCTTTGCTAGTAACACTATTGCACCTTGGATTGTTAAGTACAGCGACAAGCTGAATACTCTGAATGCAAAGGAGTGTTACTACGTTCGAATAGAGAGTAGCAATTACAATGAGCGTACTTTCCTAGAAGTTCTAGATGCGTTAGCAGAAGAGGCTGATCCAAAGGTCATCGTAGCTGCTCTGAAAGGAGAAGTGTACGGTAAGCGTAGAGGAAAGTTAGACCCAGAAGTTAATAAGTTCGTTCGCCTAGCAAGAGAGGATTGGGACTTTGACGCTTGGTCAGATTCGAAGCGTCTTGCTAAACCTAAACACATTATTGTTTGGTTGGCAGGTAATGTTGGTGAGGGTAATGCACCAAAAGCTATATACGATATCGACTTATCATTACCAGAACCAGAAGTAAAGATACTATGATAAAGCTTAGAAGCATTCTAAAAGAAGAGAAAGAGCAGTACGTTCCGTACATGCATTCGTCAGTTGGATTTGGCTGTCACGTTTGTAGATTCTACTACAAAACCGAGGATGGTAAGCATATGTGCAATAACGAAGATTACGTGAAGTATAAGGGTACTGAGGAGTTGTTAGACGACGCAGGAAATGCGATAAAAGACCCGTCTAAATGGTGCAGTAATTGGTTCAAACCAAGCGCCTAAACCCCACTTATAGTGCGGGTTTTAACGCCTATTTTTTGACGTCAATCCCGCATTTTACGTTGACTAACTACTTGATTATCAAGCAGTTATAAAACCTAATTAGCCCGGTTTTACAGGCGTTTTTTGGCTAAAATGACTTAGATTCTATGCGAAAAAAATGAGTCGTTTAAAACGAAGATTTGACCGCTTAAAATCGATTTTACGGCCCCCTACTATGCGGTATATTTCATGTGGATTTTTGGCCTAAAATATCGGTTCATAACTTGTTCATAACGTAAATTTTCATAGATTATCATTGTATTAAATTCCACATTTATTGCGTATATTTATACACATAAACCCCACTAAAAATGAGCCTTTCAAACGACGAACTTATCGAAGAAATCTTGTGGAAAGCCCACTCAAAAGGGATGGGAGTCGATGTGATAAACCACGCTAAAAAGCTTATGGATACCGGCATGCGAAAGAGTTTTGCTTATCAACAAGCTTATGAGGATTTGCAGGTAGAATACTATTAAGCCCCATACTTATATGAAAAGGGTTATCATATGAGTTTTACAAGAGAACAGATTGAAACTGCCGTTAAGGCAAAAGGGTATACATGGTTTAATGACGATGCGAATAAAGGATACGACGTCAATATTGTAGGTATCCGTAACCTAACCCCAGGTAGAAAAGTAACAAACATATTTGATGATACTATGACAATCTCGTTTAAAGAAAACGGGGTATGGCAGTATTACGAATGGGCTATTACGACTGATCCTGGTACGAAGGCTATAAAGGAGTTTCACAATCCTAAAGGAGTTGGACGCTTGATTCCAAACCAGTATCGTACTAAGTGGAAGATTGATTTGCACCAAGGAAAGTATAAGGCTCTTTGCCAACGTCTTGGTGATGTCTCTGTTTGGCGTGATAAAAATAAAGACATGACCTTTGATGAGGTTACTGTCGATACTGGAATGTTTGGTATCAACATCCATCGTTCTAATCCAACTACAGAATCTGCTTATGTTGAGAATTGGTCGGAGGGATGTCAAGTGTTTAAGCGCGTGAAAGACTTTAATGCGTTTATGGCTATTTGCGAAAAGGCAGCAGCTATTCACGGCAACAACTTCTCTTACACATTACTAACTACAACTGATATAAAGTAATGGATACTTCTATGTTTAAAACCGGTGATGTGCTACATTGTCGTGGTAAAAGAACCATTAGTAAACTGATTCGTTGGGCTACTAACTCTCAGTTTAACCACACTGCTATTTTTGTTGAGATATGGGGACAGCCTTATATTATAGATGCACAAGAGAATGGCGTTAACGTTAAGTCGTTTGAAGAATGGACCAGTAAGCTTAATTACTCATACATCGTTACAAGGTCTCCAAAGGCTATTGACGAGAAGGAATTTGCAATGAAGGCTTTATCTAAAGTGGGCACCACTGCTTACGACTTTGAAGGTTTGTTGTTTAAGCAACCTATTGAATTGCTAACCGGTAAGTGGAAAAAGAAGAAAGCTCGTCGTGAAGAGGATAAGATGTACTGCTCTGAGTACGTAGCTTGGTGCTACGGGTTAGACGATGCGTACAGAACTTCGCCAGCAGACTTTCTACAGTGGTGCAAGAATGCCAACTTCAAGTTGATTTACAACAGCGGAGTAGATTATACGTACTAATATGACACTGCAGAGTTTCGTAAAAAGCAATTGGACATTATTGATATCTTGGTTAGCTATCGTAGCATTGTTATGGATCTTGCACATGCAGAATGCAAAAACAATTGTGCAAATAGCACCACCAATAGTAGATAATCGCGCAGATAGTCTCGCTAATGTAGTAGACTCATTGCATGTGACTTTGTTAGATGCACGCCACGATTATGATAGTTTACAGAAGGCATCTAGAAATGGAATAGCCATAATACAAGTTAAAAATGCAAAAGATATTAGCAACATTCGCACTTACAATACTGCTCAGCGTGACAGTATGTGGGCAACTTTTAATCCCTAAAAGAATTGTATTTGAAAAGGATACTGGTATCTTTTTTAAGTCGAGTCAAGAGATTGCTTTGTTAGTTAAACTTAAGCAGTTAGAGGCTTGTGAGACTGAAAGAAAGCTTTGGGTATTGTATGCCGATAGTGCTGATGCTCAGTTAGCTCGTGAACGACAAGCTTATGATAGCTTGTATCAAGACTTCCATCAGATGCAGAGCGTTGCTAATGATTGGAAGCTTCGTTACAATGACGAATATACAGCTCACCAGAATACTAGAGCGCAATTGGTTACTGAGACTAATCGTAAGCTTACTTGGCGTAAATGGACAGCTAGACTTGCAGCAGCCACATTAGTTGCAACAGGAACTCTCCTGTACGTAATTACTCATTAAAAATTTGCTAAATCCATTTTTTAGTTGTATGTTTAAGTATGAAAACACTCTACTCAAACAACAAAATTCAAGAAGCCTTGTTCAGCAAGGCAATGGCTTTAAATAAGATAGTTGCAACTGATCCTGATATGAAAGATCCAGTATGTCTACCAGTCTTACAAGGAGCAGCACCATTTTTCGTTGATTTTTCTAGAAACTTCGCTTGGAGTCCAGTCGTAGATTACGTTGGTGTTTCAAGCTACGAAGGTACTAGTAGAGGTACTATCAATGCTTATAAAATGCCAAAACCAAACCTAATAGCAGGTAAAGCTGTTATGATTTTTGATGATATTTTGGATAGTGGTGCCACAATGGACTTCTTAGTTAAGACTTGCTTTTCTTTAGGAGCGACAGCTGTAATGCCTGTTGTATTATTGAAGAGAAAGGCTACTCCATACGTAAATGATCCACGAGCTAAAGACTTACTTAGTGTGTTTGAAATTGATGATGAATGGGTGTGGGGATACGGTATGGACGATGAAGAAGGACGATGTCGAACATATAAGCATATAATTTGTAAATGAGTAGATTAGAGAAGCAAATTTACGATTTCCCAACTGAGAAGTGTTTGGAAATCTTCTGGGATGGACTTGGGTGGTGTCGCGTAACTTGTGACACCTTCCGTGCTTTTAAGGGGCCAAGACGCATCCAAGGAGAGGATTACGATGGGCCAGTATATTACAAAGGAACTAACTATTTACACCTAGGTCGAGTAAAGAAGCCACGTGTAATTCAGATTACAGAATTAAATGAAGCGATTAAGAAACAACGTAAGAAAGAAGCTCGGCAAGCTCGCTTGGCTAAGATCAAACCAAACGAAAAATTCCTCAACTAAGATGCTAATACTACTATCAATTATTGTGTTCTTCGTAGCACAAACGTTAGCTTGGCTGCAGATAAACGGCCAATTTATTTGGCCCTGGGTTAAGCAACATCAGGTGTTGGTAAGCTTTGTTGGTGTGCCAATTAGCTATTTACTTATGTGGGCAAGTGATCTTGCTTACGAAGGAATGGATAGTAAGCTGTGGCCTGGAAGGTTTATGGCATTTGCTATCGGAATGGTTGTATTCACCATCTTAACGAGTACATTGTTAGGTGAAGGTATAACCGTTAAGTCTGGAGTAAGCTTATTCTTAGCGCTGTTAATTATGTTATTGCAACTTTTATGACCTTCCTACTCGAAGTTATTTTATACACGATTATATCCCGTCTAATAGGACGGATATTCTTTAAGCAGAAGTTTGCTGCTGATGAGGAGATTGGTGTGTTTATTACGACATTTATTATAATGTCAGCGTGGTTATTATTTATAAATTGGTTGTTATGAACAAGAGATTATTCAATATGGCAAAGGCTAGCGATCGTGAGAGAGCTAAGGAGGCTGGTTATTACGACGGCCGCTTCCGTCCTCGTATCCAGGATACTAAAAAGCAGAAGGAAAAAAGGCAGAGTGGTAAAAATAAAAACTGGTTTAACGATGAGGAAATTTAAGCAAATACTGCATTGGCTGCAGGAAATACAGAGCGAAGTGGATAAAATTCAAGCAAAAAGTATGTTTGGAAAGATGTGAAGCTGTTGACTTTACGGATTTTTAGGTATAACTTCAATATATAATAGTATAAAAGGAAAATGGATATGGTTACTTTAGTAGTTAGTTTTGTTTTAATAATAAGCTTAGCATTTAATGTAAAGCAAAAGTTTGATAATGATGCTCTTGATTTAGAGCTGAAGACAATGTTTGTTAAGCATAGTCTCGTACTGACTTATCTCGAGTCGCTTATCAAAAAGGATAAAAAAGAAAAATGAGCTGTTATCAATCCCTCGTAAGCAACCGCTTTATATTCAACGCTCCTTCTGAGTTGCTGAGTGCAAAGAAGTTTTTAACAACGACTGTTGCTATGAGCCATAACGGCACTACCCATAGCTTTAACGTCGAGCAGAATAAGACAGCCTACTACATGGTAGGTAATAATATCGGATTCTTCGAAGAGATGTATAACCTCACTTTGGAGACTGGGAAGTTATACTACTTAACGTACGACAACTACCTAATGATAATATCCAGGAACAAGCCACTAATCGATACTGCTATCAGATCAGCACATAATGTTAATGGTGACTTTCCTTTATTCAGACACAAGCATACAATCAACAAAAAAGTTATACACACGGTGTTATTTAATACAGATTTTACAATACCACCAGCATCCCTAAACTAATATGAGAAACAAACAAGTTATCGAGCAGTTAACAGAAAGAACGACAACAGTTATCGACTTTCTACACAAAGACATTACGTCAGGAAAACCTCACATCACAGCTGAGTACGTACAAGAGCAATTAGGATACGCTCTACGCAATCTTGATACCACCCAGCAATATTTGAACTTAGAAGACTAAGCTATGTGCACTGTTGAGTGTCAAAATTGTGGGGCAATACAAACGAATGTTCCGCAAGGTACCATCATAAAGATGTGCTTTGATTGTGTGCGTGAGTTCATACACACTACGATAGATTCACCCAAGCTCGCAGTCAAGAGGACTGGATATCCTAAGGGTTGGAAATTCATGAAAGTTTTTGTATATTCAGATGGCACGGTATATCACAAGGGTATTGAACAACCCGAACTGAAAGGCACTTTGCCAATTACTACTATTGAGATTAAGGAGAAAAAGACTAAGGCACAAAAGGCTCGAGAAAAGCAAGAAGCCTTAGCTGCTATCCAAAAGCTCAAAGTGGAGTTGAGAAAACAAACAAGAAAGACGGAGATCAAAAAGATTGAGTCTAAAATTAAAAAGTTACAAAAACAATTATGAAGAACTTAACTGCAGAACAGCTACAAGAGAATTTTCTTAAGCTGGTTGGTTACATCGATGCCTACATCCCTGGAGAAAGGGGTAAGGATTTAAAAATGCTTTACAATGATCATGCTGAACGTATTATGCTTATGCCTGCAAGTGGTAATGAGAATTACCACAATTGCTTTGTCGGTGGTTATGTTGATCACGTTATCCGTGTTATTGACGCCGCTTTGGATGTTGCTAAAGTATGGAAATCGTTTGGTGCACAAGAGAGTTTTACGACGGAAGAGTTGGTATTCGCAGCACTAAATCACGACTTAGGTAAGATTGGCACTGAGGAGGCTGAGATGTATGTCCTTAATGACTCTGAATGGCATAGAAAGAATCAAGGTAAGATTTACAAGATGAATCCTGCTAACGCATTTATGACTGTGCCTGATCGCAGTTTGCGATTGCTGGCAGAGCGAGGTATTTCGGTATCTGAAAACGAATGGTTTGGTATTAAGTTGCATGACGGTATGTACGACGAAAGCAACAAACACTATTACATC